CCTCGTATCAACCGTTTAACTACCATTGAATTTGAAGCTGAAAAAAGCAGTCCTGATAAAATAGCTGTAATCTTATCTGGTATCACTTTCTTCCGAGATGGACTCGTATTCGTTAAATCACTTTTAATCTTTAGAGGACCCAAACTGGCTTCTGCAATTCCAGCTAGAGGGCTGTCTGCAGTCCTATCTTCTTCCATGATGATAAGCATAAGCTCAAACGTAGCTGTTTTGACTCTAGCCGGTATTGTAGTTGATGTGACTACTAGCCCGTTTTTGTCAACAACGTCAATCCTAGGCCATTCTAGAGCTTGGGTGTCATACGTCTTTTGCCCTTTGTATGAACAGTACCAATCAAGCATTTGTGTTGCAGTGATAGCAGCTTGATCTTGTTCATTAGAAGAAGTGAAGGCTTCTGCATGAATCCTATCTTCAAAGTAGGCTTCGCACTCAGCAATAGTTACATAGCTGTTTGCAGTAGTAGTTCCTACAGAAGCATCAAGAGCCATTAGATGACCTTCTTAGCTTTAGGAGCAACAGGGGCAGCATCTTCAACTTTCTCTTCTTTAACTATTTTCTCATGAGTAAATCCAGCAGCAAGCAAGATCTCTACTTGGAAATCATCAGCAATAACTTCTTCGCCTTTAGTGTTAAACATGGTGGGCATAATAAAAACTCCAGGTAAAGTGTAAGTAGTAAATAGGAGGGTAGGTATAAAACCCTACCCTCCTATTCAGTAGTCAGACTCTCTATTTATATCTTACAGAGAATCGCCAGCAACAAGAGTAATTCTACGAGGATCAAGTGCGAAACCGCCACACAAAAGATCCATGGACAGAGTGGTGGTCTTGGAAGTCAGGTCATATCCTTTGACAACCCGAATAGAGATACCGTTGGCAGAAGCCATAGCAGCAACCCGATCACCAGGAACATCCAAAGCAGGGAAAGCTACTGCCATAGAACGGTCATCGAAGATAGCACCATGCGTATAAATGGCAGCACCAGTACCGATAATAGTAACAGCGGCGTTGTCAGGAATAAGCTCAGTGATAGGGTGCAGCAACGTATAGGTGGTTGAAGCTTCTGCGATAGTCAGTGCAGCACTGATAACCAGAGGACGTCTACACCCAGCAACAGCAACACGGTCCCCAACTTTCAGAGTCCCAATGCTATTAGTGTCAACCGTCAGTACCGAACCACCGATACGGTTGTTGGTGTTACCACCAGCCCCATTGTCGACCTGACCAACACGAGTACCAGGAGTGAACGCTGTCGGAGCTGGCATAGAGTTAGAAGCATAGAAATCCATACCCATAACACGGCCCATGATACCACTCTGCAACGTACTCACACCCTGATTACCACGAGTCTGCGCCTGATTGAACCATGTCTGACCCAACAAGGTAGCCTCAAGATTCAAGTCAACCAAACAGAAACGATTAGTACCCAACTGCTGAACGGTCGCAGCTTTACGGGCAAGAGCGATATCTGCGGCACTCTCAAACAAAGTAGTGGAAGTGTACAAGCCACTAGCCTGATCGTAAATCTTCTGTGCAAGATACTGATCTACTTTCTCAGCCAGCTTGTAAGCAGCAGGTTTCAATACCTGAGTAGAGAAACTATCCAGCTCAAGGGCTTCCTCACGAGCAGTTACGGCAACAGACACATCATAGTGCTTGTCAATAACCATAGAACGCTTGGAAGATTTAATATCCTGAACAGTAATGGCCGAAGAAAACTCAGTTACAGTGAAGTCTCCATCAGTCTTAAACGGAACAGTGTCACCAACCTTCCAGCCGTTAGCCTTACTGGAAAAGTCAGAGGTTTTGTCAACAGTGCATAGAGGCTGGATGATAAGAGCATCTTCCAGGTGAGACAAGGCTTCTGCAGCGATAATACTAGGGTGTTCCCATAAGTTACTCATGTTCTTTCTCCTTAAATAAATTGAATGTGCGGGTTTGTGTTAACTAAAATATAGCATCCTGTTCTCGTTAGGCCACAAGCCTTCCTCCCAAAGGAAAAGAACATGTAGAGTGGATCGTATGCTCCAATATATAATAGATGTAAAAGATATGTCAACCTTTTTTATCTATGTATAGATTATTTTAATTTGGCTCTCAACTTTCTGTAAAGAACCATATCGTTCTTTTTAGCAGCAGCATCCATAGCTAAACGGATATCATCCTCAGTAGATTTGTCAGTCAAGCCTTTCAAGTCTCCTGAATTACTAGGAGGCCAATAGTGAGGGGCTGAAGTCTTCAAGGTGTTAACCCAGTTCTCTGGAGTAAGGATCATGTCGTCTGTAGTCTTACGCAATGCCCCATTGGAATCTCTGGCTTCAATAGAACTGTCACTACCCAAAGAAAATATATCACGGCCACGGTATAGGACATCAGTAAGAGCTTCTGGACGTACTCCAGCCTTAATAGCAGCTTCCCTGATAGAATCTTCAATGACCTTGGTCTCAAATTTACGTTTGTACAGATTTGCTGCGGTAGATTCTTCTTGCAGTTTAGTAGAAATCTCTGCAATACGAGCTTCTGAAGATGCCTTAATTGCTGAAGTCTCTTTAGCCAAAAGATCTTCAATTTTACCATCTCTAATAAGTTTCGCCTTTTCATCATTTTCCAAAAATGCTAAGGCAGACTTTGCCGCAGCAATATCTACACCGTCAAACTCCTTCAACTTATCAGCAACTTTCTTCTTTTCATCCAAAAGTTGTTCCATTTTAGATTTGAGGCCAGAAGTAGCCTCGTCAATCTTTGTACGAAGTACATCTTCTTGGACAGTTTTAGCTTGTTCCAATGACGTAGCTTCTACCTTTGCTCTAACTTCCGGATCTTCAATAAAATCAAATGCTCCCATACTACTTCTCCTTTACCCAATAAAGGGATTAAGAATTGTGACCCCACAAGGGTCTATTTTAACATTCCTCAGGAATGTCGGTTACTTATTTTTCTTTTTCTTTCCAGCAGGTATCGGCTGTACTACAGGATCTGGTTGATTGCTTGCTTTCTCATCCAGTTCCATTTTGTGTTTAATAGCAGTATCAGCGATAGACTCGACTTCTATTTCTTTACGTTCCTCTTTCTGCTTCTTCAGGATTTCAAAATATTCCTTATATGAAATATTAGCATCAATATAACCACCACCCACAAGGTAGCGGTGCAGTACTGTTAGAGGTATCAGATTCTTCTCATAACCATCCATCATCAGAGACATTAACTTACTGTCTGTAATATCGAAGGTAAGTGACGCAGGAGCATCATATGAAACAGCAGTCTCTCGCAGCCCACTCCATCGACACATAAGTTTCAAGCCATTGATAATGACGTTAATGGCCGATAGGTACATACTATAGATAGTGGCGGACTGCGTAGCTTGTCTAATACGCAAGGCTTCGGCACTCTCTACGCCCTTCCTAGTATCCAATATGGCAATACCGTGACGGATACCTTCATCATACAAGTCTGCTATATGCTCTTTAACATGATTAAGAGCCGCAGTATCTGTTGTAGTATAAAAGGCTCGTGCTTGAGGGTCTGGTAATGTGATAAGGACAGAACTACCAACTACGTTGGGGGTATCATTATCGTTACTTACACCAGTGAATACTAGCGTAGGATTACATGACAGGAACTCACTATTTGCAAGGTCTGCTTCTTTTCTATAAATCTGAATAGAGCAGTTAGCCACTGACAGGAGAGGAACAGGTTGTACATTATAGTCATTATTGATAGAACCTGCGACAAACAGAGGAATGTCATTTATAGACTTACCCATAAGTTCTACACGTTTGACACTCTCTTCTACATTCTCTTCCCACAACGCTACAGTGTAGTCTCCTGCAGCATTCTTTTCAAGAACTCTATAAACATCTTCAGTATCATGTGAAAACTTATCTGTGTTTGTATACTCTTTCTCACGCAGTACCGCTAAAGTAAGTTTCCTTGATTCTGACGTATTATCTAACTTCCAGTTGATAAGGTCTTCGGCATTGTACCGTATAAAGGCAAACGTATTGGTGTTCGCCATAACATCAACTACTAAAGGGCATCTACCAGTCTTCAGTATCTCAATGAGTATATCAAGGAATAACTGATTAAGGGATAATCCATCCTTAGTAGCTTTTGTTTTGATGTACTCAAGTCCTGCTGGAACATTGAAGTCAGGTAACTTCGTATTGATGACACCTAATGCGCCTTGTAGGGCGTATCCACAGATATGAGGGAAATGTGCTCTTTCAATGTAATCCTTGTAAGCCTCTGCGTACTCACCGGACATACCTGCTGGTCTTGGTAAGTACGTTTCTGCCTTACCCTTAACAGTCTCTTCTCCTTCTACGCAATCACGCACCTTGCCCCAGTTCTTCTTAGCTCTGGAGTACTGTGGGTGTTCTATAGAAGGGTTCCCTACTATCTTGACAATGTTTTGTGAATCATCATTAGGGTTTATAGGTGTTCCCATGGGTACTCCTTAAGTTCTAACACCCTTGCGGGAGAATTGACTCATTTTTCGAGAAACGATATAACGACAATTAGATACTAAAATGCCGGATGAAACCGCAAAAAAACCTTTACTTGGGACTTCTAAACAATATGTAGGAATCTTATATGGCAGTTTTTCTATATGAGTCAGGGCTACGAAAGTGTGTTCTACATTTGTGGGAACAGCACCAATGCTTAGGGGTCTTATTCCTAATGTAGAAACTATATGTTCTACCACAGACTTCACATATTTTATCGACATTATCTACTCCACTTTTTCTTCTAAATGCGGCTCTGCAATTAAGGTGGCAGAAACTATTCCCATTTTTTCTATGAGTGCTATGAGTTTTCCCGCAATGACTACATATTCTTTCTATCCTATTGTGCAAGTTTTCTTTATGATTCTCATAATGAATTCTATGCCACTTCAGACCTTCTTCACTTTTATGCCATAAAGCCGCAGCAGCTAATGCTTCTTCTGGGAGCCTGTGACTACCCACATTTCTCATGTGGTGAGAAATGTGTTCCCCAAGAAGCATGAGTTCAAGGTTTAATGGATGGTTATTGCTTTTATCTTCATCTTTGTGATGTACACAATAACCATCTGGGACTTCTGTCGCACTATTATGTCTTTTCCATACTTCTATGTGCAGCCGTACCCCTTTCCGTTGAAAGTAATGTCCACATAAGTAGTAGGCTACTCCACAAAATGTTTGCCTTTTAGTGCTAATGATTTTAGGAACTTCCATAAAGATCTCCACTTACAAATTGATATTGTGCGATACCTACTTACAGATATCCTACAATACTTTTTATAAAGTGTCAATTCGTTTGCTGGAATAAAACCATCACTTGTTAAAAACTTATGATCTGGAGTACACACAATAGTATCTCCATTTGAAAAGGTAAGACGCACTACATCAGAAGATGAATGATGCTGTTTACAATTAGTGTATGGGGCATACTCTCCGTTGTCTGTCAGGACATACCCTTCAGTGCCTTCCAATTCCTTTAATGTCTTAATACCATCTATGGTCCTAACTGTAGTATCTCCGGAAAAACAAACGTCGATCGCATGGTCTTCACATGTAGTATCAACATCTTCTGGATTATGTGGATCTCTTGGCAATAAAGGTAAAGTCCGTTGACAATGCACACACGAACTGAAAAAATACAAATGCGGAACTTCTCTATGATTAGTCTTGGCAGCTAATAGCATTTGCCGTATCTGAGAAATGCCTGTAATACGACTACCTGAACCTTTATAAGCTCTAGTCCAGTAGCAACCATACATTTCCATGTTACGTGCTAATGTAACACCATCCCGAACTTCCCATATCATAGTATCCGCTGGTCCTGGTTTAATACGACACCCATGTTCTACCATTAAAGCAGTATCAGTTGCAACTACTTTTGCAGCAATCTCGGAAGTAGTAGCATTATCACCCTGATTAGGGGTCCCATTCCAACCATATATTTCCTTTATAATAAATATTGAACCTTTTGGATAGTATTTTTTATTTAACTCCTCGCCATTACTCTCATAGAAGTACAAAACAGCCCAAGGTTTAGCACTACCCCAGTCGAATCCACGAGAAACAATAGAACCTTTTGGTAACAAAAATGGTTCTATCATGTGAACCTTATGATCCCACACATCTGACAGTATGCCACCAGATATAATATCCCAGCTACCTTCAATCCATGCTTTTTCCAATATAGCATTACCCGCAGCGAGATCCCGTAGTGTTGCTTTGTACGATGGGTCAGCTTTTAGGAATGGTTTATTCTCATCCAGTGTACTCTTGATGTGGACAAGGCTCTTGGTAATCCCAGTTTCTTTATCAGTTACCAATAAGGGAACTCCTTCTGGAGTAGCATCTATAAATCGTGCTTTCACCCATGAGTTGCCGCTAACAAACACATGGCCTCGCTGCCTAAGAATGAAATTATGAGTATTCCTAATACCAATACAATAAACCATTCCCTCATATTCAATTTCTTCCTTAGTCTCTGTTGAAAACGTGGTTCTCTCATCTATAGATATAGTAAAAGATCCCCATGTAATTCCATGGACTGTTTTCTCTATGTTGTGCTGAATTCTATATCCTAGTTTCAACGCAAGCTCTGACATATCAGAAACTAACTGTTGAGATGGATGTCTAAACGTGGCAGGTTTATAGTACATCTTGGATGATTCCAAATTATCATCTAGCAGAACATTAAACAGAACCCGTAACTCTTTTGTATCGAAGTTTTTAATCAAAGGATCTATAAATTTCTCATTATCCTTCCCAAATAGTACAATGAGCTGATACCAATACTTGCTGTAGAAGTAAAAAGTCTGATTATCGTGTTTGAACACTGGAATTTCTAATCTATCAAGTACTTCCTTCAGTTCATCAGGTAAAGTGTAGAAATTTACTCTGTTGTAGAGGCCAACATACCCATATTTTAGATAAAATCCTAAAATTGTGAGATAGTCATGATATTTATATCGTCTTGGAGCTCCATATTTCTGCTGTTTTATAGTTTCAGGAGTTGCCAGTTCGTCAAAAAGGAAAGTTCTAGGGGAAGGATCAGTACTAACCCAACGCATTTGTCTAATGGGTAGGTAGTTTTTCTTGAATTTACATAACATACTCTCACCAACAATCTTATTTCCATCAATGTTGGTGTATGGCAGCTTATGAGACTCTGTTCCAATGATGTAGGCATCTGGACCTGCGAATCTAATGAGTTTCCCTCTAAATTCTCCTGCATGTATCTGTTCTACAGGAGCTACTTGCATGATTAAGTTCTTGTCAACTGTAAAAACAGCCTGACCAATCTTAATATCTGCAATTGGAACCCAACCACTAGGGGTCAATACATCTCCATAAGGAACACAATGTCCTGGTCCACTTGGATTACAGGTCGCACGTATCTTTTTTCTTATATTTGGATTTGAGGTTCTGACAATCGAGTGTAGCATTAAGTACAATGTCTGTGTGGGCCAGTTCGTTAACTCCTCGAATGACAAATGGGTTATCTCTCTACCATGATAGGAATAGTAATCGTTTTCCTTCTCAGCAAATCGTAACATTAAGGTCTCACCACCGTCAAAAGTCCAAGTGTGTGAGGTACTATGGTACTTTGCAGTTGGAAATATAGATGAAAACCATTTCTTACTCTTAGAAATCAAATCCTCTAACTCAGGATACGACTTCCTAAAGATAATACCTTTAAGATCTACACCATATCCTTTGTTGACATCCTGTGCAAAGTCCATCAACAAAACATCAGTATTATGTGTAACAACAAATCCATCTGTAATGTATAATCCATCCCGGCTGCTTACCTTAATGCACACCATCTCTACTTCTTCTTCATCACATCCTAACACTTCTCGAACCACATGTTCTCGATGCTTGTAAGAGCAAGGTGTTGTAAATCCTTTATGCAGTTGTTCTGTTGTACAAGTTGTTCCATATCTATCACTCCATAGGTGCTCTGCACAACACTCTACTGTACTTCCATCAGTGAATATAACCTCCCACACCTTTTTCTTCCCTTGAGGATAAACTCCTATGACAGTAGAAATACTCCTGTTAGGACTCATTACCACATCTCCAACAACTAAATCTCCTATTTTCCTAAACCCACTAGGACAAAGAACTAAAGAATCCAAAGGCTGTGCTTTTCCTCCACCTCGATTCCCATGTAACAATATCTCGTCTGCAGGACATGTTAAAAAATCTCTCTGACTTCCCTCGTTTGGTGTCCAAACTACCTTCGGTGCAGCCATATTATAAATTCTCCATCTTCGAGTACTGTTCCTCAGTTATAACTCCACACGA